AGACGACTGAGTACGTCATGGGTAGCTCTCAGAGCCTTTTTAGTGTCAGAGTTCCTGAGAACTACCAAGGGGTAGTACGCTATCAATATACAGGCTACGGGAAGGTAGAGGTGAAGTCTGGAGATACTATTACGATGGAGTGGGTCAAGGTGGCTGCGCTGAAGAGTGCCACCTTCTATGGTGGCACGATGAAGGCTACTCTGCAGAGCGATGACAATGTGCCGAGTGGTGGTTATTTCCCCATCGCCATCAACCTACCGAAGATAAAAATTATCGACTTCGTGAAGTTCTTGGCTGCCATTACTGGTACGTTCCCCTTGCAGATGTCGCAAGATGGGATAGTGCAGTTCGTTCCTCTTTCCACGGTCTGGGAGAATAAGAGCCAGGCAAAGGACTGGACACGCAGACTGATAGCGCAGGGGAATGAGAACAAGCCTAAGAACATCGACTTCACTATGGATGGCTACGGCCAGCACAACATCTATAAGTGGAAAGCTGATGATACGGTAGTAGGCAACTATGATGGAGATATGACTATCAGCAATGAGACGCTGGAGACTGAGAAAACGATCATAGAGTTCCCCTTCGCTGCTACTGATGGAAGCAATGTCCCGATGTATGAGAGCGAGAGCAGCAGCAGTTCCTCTGGTGGTGGCACGTTTGGAGGGTCGAGAAGCAGCAGTTCCTCTTCTACCACAACCACGACTGAGACCACGGAGCCTTCTTACTCTGCCTGCAAAGATAGGATTCTGAGAGAATTCAAGGGCGATGATGGAAAGGCGCTGGCGAAGTTCGACATCAATATGCAGGAGATTCTGGATGATAAATATCGCAATGTGGCTGAGAGCCTACAAAAGGCTAAGATAGTCAAGGAAAAGATACGTATCCGGGACTTGGAGCTCATCGACTTTGATGAGACAAAACCTATCTACTTGGCGCAGTATGCCAGTTATTTTGCCGTAACTGAGATTAAGGCAGATGAGACTGGACTTGCTGAGGTTACTATGTTACAACTTTATTTCCATGATTAACTATGGCTACGAGTAATGAGGAACAGAGCATACTGAATATTAAGGTTCGGTATGAGGATGCCATCAATGGCATTGTGAAGTATAAGCAGAAGATTGAAGAGCTCAAGGAGGCTCAGAAGAAGCTCAAGGATGAAGTGAAGGCTGGCACCATCACACAGGAGGAAGCCAATAAGACCACGGCTGCCATCGATGAGCAGGTGAAGGAATACAAGAACACTGTCCGGGAGCTGTCCAAGGAGGTGCAGAACAATCTGAAAACTGCCAAGGAGCAGGAAGGGTCTCTGAGGCAACTGAGGGCCGAGCTGTCGAATCTCACGAAGCAGTACGACAGCCTGTCTGAGGCCGAGCGTAAGAGTGCCAAGGGGCAGGAGCTAAAGAAGCATATCAACGATATTACCGATAACCTCAAGAAGGCCGAGGAAGAGACCCAGCGCTATTATAGGAATGTCGGTAACTATGAGAATAGCATCAAGAGCGCGCTGGGGCTGAATAATGAGTTCGCCAACTCTATCCTGAACATGACAGCAGGTGGGAAGGGCTTCAATGGCATCATTGATGGTGTGACTACCAAGATTAAGGCTTTCGGATCTACGCTGATGGGTCTGGTGGCGAATCCATATTTCCTGGCATTGGCTGGGATAGCTGGAGCCGGTGCAGCGTTTAAGTGGTGGTATGACTACAACGAGGGGCTGGTAAAGGCTTCTAAGCTGACCTCGAGCTTCACTGGTATGCACGGAAACGAGATGAAGGCATACCGCAATGAGATTCAGGCTGTGTCTGATGCCTTCGGGCAGGACTTCTCGGAGACCCTAAAAACGGTCAACGCTCTGGTGCAGAACTACGGCATATCGTGGGAGGATGCACTGACAAAGGTGAAGGATGGTCTGTTAATGGGTGGCTCTATCCTGCCGGAATACTCGCAGTATATTCAGCAGTACGCCGGAGCCTTCAAAGACCTTGGAATCAATGCCAACCAGCTGGTGGGAGTGATGACCCAGATAGGCAAGAGTGGTATCAATGCCAACACCGCCCTGCAGTCTATCAACAGGGGTGGTTACAACTTGCAGAAGATGTCCTCGAGCCTACGTGCTGACTTGAAGGCTGCGGGCATTGATGCTGATGATTTGTCGAAGCGCATCCAGTCTGGACAGACCACGACTATAGCTGCTATGCAGGAGGTGACGAAAAAGCTGGAGCAGCAGGGTGTGACCTCGCAGAATACTGCCGTAGTCATGCAGGACTTATTCGGAAAGGGAGCTATCAACCTCGGCTCGCAGTTCTTGAAGGTTCTGAATAACATTGGCACTGGTATCGATCAGATAAAGGGGAAGGCAAGAGAGACCCAGAAGATTAGGGATGAGACTATCAAGAAGCAGGCAGAACTGAATAACACCGTCTCTGCGATGTTCGATATGACCGGGGGAGGCTTCGAGAAGATGAAGGCTCAGATGAAGTATATCGCAGTCAATTCCCTGCTATCAATTGCTAAGTCTGTGGTGAATGTCATCAACTACTTCATAGACTGGTATAACGAGAGCCTAATTATTCGGGGTATCATTCAGGCTATTATCACAGACTTCAAGATGACGTGGAACACTATTAAGGTGGTGTTCAATCTCATCATTGATGCTGTGAAGAGTGTGGGCCGGCAGTTGAAAGGTCTGGCCGACATTGTGGAGGGTATCGTCACCCTGTCATGGGATAAGATTAAGAGTGGCTTTTCTCAGCTGGGTAGTAACATCGTCAAGACCTTCAAAGAGGGGATGGGCGATGTGAAGGCATACGGGATGGCGCAGGGCAAGGCTCTGCTTGCTGCTATCAATAACACTATCAAGGGGGCCAAGGTGGAGCACATAAAGGTGCCAGTGGCTTTCAGCTCTACTGGGAACGGCGGAGAAACGGCTGTGACTGCGCCAAATGGTGGCAGTGGTGTAGTTAATAGCTCTACGACAAACAACGGCAAGAGCAGTAAATCTGGGAAAAATAACTCCACCTCTGAGGCTGAGTTATCTCAGAAGGAGCTGGCCGAGGTCCGGAAGGCCGAAGACCTGCTTACTCAGTTAGTGGAGCAGACTACAGAAGAGAGACGAAAGCAGATTATCGATACCTACGACAGGCAGATTGAGGATGTGAAGGTCAGACTGACCACCGAGAAGAATCTGACCGTAACAGCACGGAAGGCGATGAACACACAGATCATCGAACTGGAGGCTATCAAGCAGAAGAAGCTGAAAGAGTTTGATGAAAGTGTGAGCGAGGAAGAGATTAAGCGTAGGCAGACGGTGATTGAAAATGAGCTGGCAGCAGTGAAGAAGGGGTCAGAGGAAGAGTATAAGCTAAAGATTCAGAAGATAAAGAACGCCTACCAGCTGGAGATGGATGCAGCCAACAAGGAGGTGATGTCGGAAGAGGAAAAGCAAGCCCTGCTTACTTCTATCAATAACAAATACTATGCTCAGGAGCAGAAAGCTTACGAGGACTACCACAATGGGCTACTGCAGAAGCAGAAGGAGGCTATCGAGAAGGAACTGAAAGCGAAAGAGAGCCAGGCGATGGCCGACTACTACAATGGGGAAGCCACGGAAGCCCCGGAGGTCACGAAAGCACGTCTGGAGATGGAAGCAGCCCAGCAGATCTATGAGACAGCCCAGCAGCAGGAAGGGGAGTCATACCAAGACTTCTTGGATAGAAAGAACCAGCTTTTCGTTTCCTATAAGGATAAGCAGAAAGCCTACTCTGATGCGATGATAGCTGACGAGAAGGGGAAGTTCCAAGTGCTGGGAGACCTCGTAACCGCAGCCAGCAATGTACTGGAGGCTTTCGGAACAAAGAGCAAGACGCTGACGGTGGCTTCAAAGGTTCTCGCACTGGCTCAGATTGCTATCGATACGGGAGTGGCTCTGGCTGCAGGTATCAAGCAAGCCCAGAGTGTTCCTTTCCCTGCCAATATAGCTGCCATAGCTACTACGGTTACTACCATCTTGGCGAATATTGCCACGGCCGTAAAGACGGTGAAGAGCGCGAAGTTTGCCAAGGGTGGTGATGTTGTAGGGTCCGGAACTGGAACGAGCGACAGCGTGAGCGCAAAGCTATCCAACGGAGAGAGTGTCCTGACTGCACAAGCCACGAGTATGTTTGCCCCGGCACTGAGTGCCTTCAATCAGATGGGTGGTGGAGTTCCCATCTATGGTGGGAATGTGAACCAGCAGATCGGTGAAGAGTTCCTGGCAAGAGCAGTGGCAAGGGGCTTTGCTGCAGCACCACGTCCTGTAGTGAGCGTGGAAGAGATAGATAACACGCAGGATCGGGTCGAGACCTTGGAGCGTATCGCATCGATTAAATAAGTGGGAAGATGACGAACTATGAACTTTTGAAAATGACTGAGAGCCTGATGCAGACTATCGTCAGAAACAAGATAGACGTAAAGGATGTGAAATACCTTCAACTCTATGCCGACTTCATGAGGCTAAAGAAAGAGGGTCACAAGATAGGGTACGTGGTTATCTATCTGAGTAGCCAATACGAGTGCTCTGAGGCTACCGTGTACCGGGTAATTAATCGAATGAAGTCTGAGGTGAAATGACTGTTTCAGGATAACAGCAACGATTCTTTTGCCAAAGATTAATGTTAATAGTGTGCGTGGCATCTGTCCGTGAGGATGGGTGCCACTTTTTTGTGGTCGCACGTTATGAGAGTGAGAAAACAAAAGGTATAAAGATTTTATTTATAAAAATAAAGTATCTTTGCGTAGTTTATTACTGAAAATAATGGCAACACTAAAGATTTACAATGACATTCAGACTGAGGATGAAAAGAACGTCTGCAGGTTCTGGGGCGATGCCGAGGGTGTCTGCTTCAAGGATGTGGATGAGTTCTGCGAGAGCATTCCGAAGGATGATAACAAGATAGACCTGCGATTGCACTGCGATGGAGGCTCTGTCATCGAGGGCTGGGGTATCTATGACCGCTTGCGTGCTACCGGGAAAGAGATTACCGCCACGGTGGAAGGAAATGCTGCTTCTATGGCTACGGTCATCATGATGGCTGCGCCGAAGGAGAGACGAAGAGCCTACAAGAGTGCTCAGATCTGTGTCCACAACCCGTGGGTGCCCAGCTATGCTCTGGATGGCAAGCTCACGGCTGATGACCTCGAGAAGGCTGCGCGTGACTTGAAGGAGCAGCAGAACAAGATGCTCGACTTGTATGTTGAGCGCTGTGAGTGTGACAGAGACCAGATGCAGTCTCTGATGAACGAGGATAAGTACATCAATGTCGATGAGGCAATGCAATATGGCCTGATAGGAGAAATTATCGCGCCAGCTTCTGCCAAGAAGGGCGCAAGTATTAACAACAATAATAAATCAAAAAGAATGGCTAAGAAGAATGATGAGAAAGTGGAGGTTAAGACATCTCTGCTTGACCGTGCGCTGGCGAAGCTGGGCTTGAAGTCTATTGATGAGCTGGCCAAGGGAATGGATTTGTCGACAAGTGATGGCAAGACTATCACTGTGGACCGTGAAGAGGGCGAACCGCAGGTGGGAGACACCGCAAGCCCGGATGGTACGTTTGAGATGCCTGATGGCAAGTCTATAACCATCAAGGACGGTAAGATTACTGAGATTACCCCTGCAGCCTCTGGTTCTGGCGATGGTGATGGCGGTGATGGTGGCTCAGGCTCTGATGAAGAGCGCATCGCCGAGCTGGAGAAGCAGGTGGAAGAGCTCGAGCAGAAGGTGGCAGAGCTGGAGCAGGCTAAGAAAGTAGCAGAGGCACAGGCCAAGACGAAGGATGAGCTGCGCATCCTGAATGCAGTGAAGATGGCCGGAGGCGAGAAGGCTCTGCAGAAGATTTCCTCGACTTACAAGCCAGCAGCCCGTAAGACCGATGGTGCGAATGCCACGAAGAAGGCTGAGGACGGTGAGGAAGAGAGCCCGATGCGCAAAGAGATTGAAGCCCGCAGAAACGGAACCTTCAAGAGCAAAAAGAAGTAAGTAACCTCAAATTTGTTTTTAAGTTATGGCAAATAAGTTCTTAGAAAACATTTCGGTCAATCCTAAGGATGTGACCGACCTCAAAGAGTTGATTCCTCTGAGTATCGACCAGGATGAGGATTATCAGAAGTTCACGGCCTTGAAGAAGGTCAAAAATGGAGACCCTGTAGCCTTCATCGGCGACATGGATGATGTCGGTGTGGCTGGTAGTGGCTGCGACCCCACGTATCAGGAGGTAGGCATCGCCAACTCGCAGAAGCGGTGGGTACTGGGAGACTGGCAAGTGCCTCTTAAAATCTGCTATGAGAGCTTGCAGGGCACAATCGCAGAATACACCCTCAAGACGGGCACTGATGTTGGCGACCTGACTTCTACTGAGTTCATGAGCTACATCATCCGCCCGGCTCTGGAGAAAGCCCTAAAGAAGATGATTTGGCGCTTTGGCTGGTTCGGCGATACTGGTGCCAAGCTCATTTCTGATGGTGGTCAGCTCACCGCAGGTAGTAAGACCGAGCTCTTCACCACGTGTGATGGTCTGTTCAAGCGCATCTTCACTCAGT